CAGCCGTATGGATCACGTCGAACGCAAAATTGAGCGCTGGGAAAGCAATGGCGTCCTGCTGCGCTGGATCGTCATCGCCGCCGTGGCCACCCTCTCGCAGATCACCGGATTTATCAGATGGCTACGCGAGCACGTAGTGTTATGAAGTTGGATTGCGGCGGCCTCTGCCAGCGCATCACCGCGATCGGCTACGGCCTGGCGGTAGCGCTACTGATTGGAATGGCAATGGAGGCCCTGGAGGCACCGGCGTCAGACTGCCTGCCTGGGACGGCTCACACCATCGCACCTCTTGAGAGTGTCCACCGCGCGCCAGTCGCGGGCGATAAAACAGGCGTATTTTCCACCACTTGGGACAAGTGATTATGTTCAAACTCGCAGCCAAAACCGCACCGTTTCCGTATGACGTGACCATTCCGATTGTCGATGACCGAGGGCAAACCGTTCGCCACAAAATCCGCTTTCTCTTCAAGCGGCTTTCGCGGACCCAGTTCGATGACCTGTTGAAAGTCACCGCGACAGATCGGGATACTCCGCTCAATGCCGAGGAAGGTCTGCAAGCCAATGTCGATCAGGCGATGGGGTTTTGTGCTGGCTGGCAGGATGTGACTGGATCAGATGACGCGCCGCTCGAATTCACTGCCGACAATCTGCGGCTGCTGTTCGACCACTTCCCGAACTCATTCGGGGCGCTGGTCGAGACTTATGTCAAAGCCTGGAACGGCGGCGAGGGCGCGAGAAAAAACTGATCGACGCCGCGCAGCATTGGGCGCGTGGCGGCCCGCGCGGAACGGCTGAGACCGAGGCCCTGGCGGACGATGCCCGGGCGATGGGGTTGGACCCCGACGACATTGAAACCCTGTTGGGCGATGCCGCCGCGGCGCCAGTCGATGAGTTGGAGATATGGCCCGAGAACTGGGAAACGGTGCTGGTATTTCTGGCCCTGTCCACGCAATGGAAACGCGAGATTCCAGCCATGAGTGACCGGGTACTGTGGCACGGGATCCCGCATAGCGAGATTGAGCCAACCCTGAGACTGTTGGGGTATGCCAAGCGGGGCAAGAAGATTTTTACGGGGCTGAAAATAATGGAAGCCGAGGCCCTTAAACTTTTGAACGAGAGCAAATCATGAGTGCATCCTACCTCCACGCCCTCTCACCCTCCGGGGGCCTTATTCCGCTGATTTGCGATGCCGATGGGCGGCTATATGTTGAGGGACAGATTGCGCTGGATGCGCTGCCGGCTGGCACCAACACGATCGGCGCAACATACAGCAATTCAGTCGTCAAATCGGCCACGATTCAACGGCCTGCTGACACCACCGCGTATGCTGCACTGGATGTCATCGCACCGGGTGTGGTTAATGAGTCAAATCCAGGGTATTTTATTTTTTCCGGCATGGCCCGCGCCAATGGCGGGACTGGAACAATTGTGCGGGCGCGGTTGATGACCGATAACGCCGCGTGGGCAGCAGCCATGCAGTTGCATCTGTACACCGCCGCACCGACTGCCATTGCTGATAACGCTCAGTACACATTGCTGTATGCCGATGTTGCTAAGCGCATTGGCTCGATCAAATTCCCAGCTTTGAGCACCGAGGGCACTGGTTCAACGGCAGCGGTTGCGATGCGGCCAAGCCCGGACGGGGCTTATAGTCCTCCTTGGCTTAAATATAAATGTGCCTCGGCGGATACCGCACTCTACGGTATTCTGACGACACTTGACGGAGTAACGCCCGCAAGTGCGCAGAATTTCTACATCGAATTGGGCGCGGACGGTCTGAGCTAATGGGCTCCCACATCATCAAGCCTGTTCCTAGTTTCTCGCCACGGCAGCTATTTGCCCGTGGGCGGCAAGGGGTGTGGATTGAACCGGGGCTGAACGGCACGCTGTTTACTACAAATGGCGGTGGGACAGCTAGTACAGTATCAACTGCATGCGGATTAGCGCTGGATAAATCGTTAAATCTAACTTTAGGACCACAAAAAGTAATTAATGGTAGTTTTTCTACAGATTCTGGCTGGACTAAAGGAATTGGGTGGTCCATCAGTGATGGGGTTGCTACATGTACTGGAGCAGCATCGCCGTCGTATTTATACCAAAGCGCGCTTGAGGTAGGCAAAGTCTACCTTTTAGAGGTAACTGTTACTAACATCGTCTCAATTGGCAGGGTTAGTTTAGGTAATTTAGGTGAAAGTAGAGAGCTTGTTGCTGGATTAAATAGATTTATATTGACCTGTCTTGGGAACACAAACCTATTGTTCATATCTATTGACGGGGCTTCTTTTAGTATTGATAATGTTTCTATTCAGCAAGTATTGGGCAACCACGCTTCCCAGGCAACCGCTGCAAACCGGCCCACGCTGAGTGCCCGGTACAACCTTCTGACGTATTCTGAAGATATAACTAACGCTACAGCATACGCTAAGTTCAGGGCAACAACGCCCGCGGTTAATGTACTACAGGAAGATGGCACTGCATCAGCTACACACATAATGCAGTTGGGATTAGCCACGTTGCCTGCTACAGGTGGCTATGTTTTCAGTTTTAGAGCTAAAGCTAAAGAACGGAACAAAATAGAAATTTTATTTCAGGATGGTGTGTCTGTTAGGGGTCGTGGAATTGACTTATCTAATGGCACACAGTTTGCCCCGACTATTGCAGGGGCATCTGATGTACCGGTTACAGTAGTCGGCGAAGGTGGTGGGTATTACTTAGTCATTGCTACTTTCACGGCGTCTGCAACATCCTGCACTTTTCGTGTTTACCTAAATAATGGTACGACTACTACTTATTCTGGGGATAATGCTAGTGGTGTTTATGTTGACCAGTTTCAATTAAAGCTCGGCTCTACTTTTGGGCGATACCAACGTATCGCTGCCGCCACTGATTACGACACGACAGGATTCCCGTGGCGATTGGTGCACGATTCTGATGACCGTCTAGCCGCGACGCTCCCGGCGTTATCGGGCGGCAATTACTCCACAACTGCCAGCGTGTATTTCGGCACTCCGCAGGGTATGAGCAGCCTGCACAACCAGTCCATAGGTACTACCTATAACCTCCCCGCGCTGAATACCGATATTTACGGCTTGGTAGTCGTACCTTCCCGCCTGACTCCACCCGAGGAAGAACAACTGGCGCGGTATTACCGGGCTAAAGCAAGGATTGTGGGGAGTGAGGATTATTTCTGGCAGGAAGATTATGGTCCTGAGTTAAGTACGTCCTATATTTTGGGTACTGGCTGGACTTATATTAGCTCAATCCTTACCAGCGACGGGTTACAAGGGGGCGTTACATCAATAGCAAGAACCGCTATTTCCGCTGAAGCTGGGAAGACCTATTTAGTATCTTACTCAAGAGTTCAGTCCGGTGGGTTGCTTCAGGTTAGATGCGGGGACACTTTTATAACCACTCATGGTGTTGGGAGCGGGAGTTCTACCCATTATGCTCGTGCTACTAATCCTGCGGGCGCACTGTCGTTTACATCAACAAGCCCGTCATTTTCTGGGACTATTTCTAACATCTCCGTCCGTGAGCTAAAGGACGGTATAACCGGTATGCTGACCGATGATTCCGGCGAACAATTATTACTGAGGGCCTGATATGGCATTTGTGAACGGCAGATTTATCGACTGGCTCCGCAGTCTCACGGCTAAAACCACAACGATTGATGGCACAGAGCAGGTACATATCGACTCGTCTGGGCTGAGTCAGAAGGCCACAACGCTTGATCTGATTCGGTATGTGTTAGCTAATGGATTTGGCGCGACAGACCTGAATATCGCCAACCGTATTTACATCAAAGCGGCGACAAAAACCCTGACCGAATCCAGTGCAACGGGGGTTTTCGATGTCACCATGGCGTCAAACTCTGTAGCCAGTGGAACGCTTGTTTACTCCATACAAGCTAATGACGCGACCGATTATCAGTCTTTGCGAGGCCGCATTGAATGGGCCGCTGTTAATAAAGCCGGGACTTTGAATGTCAATTTTTCACCTGACGTTCAAGCCAATCAGTGCTCGGCGGGGACTTTGACGGCCAGCGTTACGGGTGTGGCCGGAACCGGGAAAATCACGTTATCCATTACTGCTGTATCCAGTCTGACGCAAACCGTGTTGCGGGCAAAGGTGAAACTGGAACACGACGGCAACGCAACTATTACCGCACTCTGAGGAACGAATATGGCACTCTATGAAACTGTAATTCCCGGCGAAGTGCGTTCCTATCCGCGAGCCAATAAAGTCGAACTGTTGCACACGGAACCGCCAGAGGCGCGGGTGCATGTGGTTGATAAAACGACGTACCCAAATGGGGAGGTCAAAGACCAAAACCCAGTTCAACTGGACCATATCATGACGGACCCGAACCTGGAAATTCCTTTTGTGGACCCAGAAACCTACGAACCGACTGAGCTAACTTTCAAGGCTGGAGAATTTGCGCTCATGGCAACCAGTTTAGCGATGTGGAAAATCCGTCAGCACAAAGGCATTGAATAATGGGCCAGATTATCTATGGAGCAGGCTCAACGCAGTGGGTTGACATTGATTTCCCCATCATTCCTCGCACGACTGGTACCAATATCGCTAATTACACGGCGATTGATGCGGGCGGACTTATCACGTTACCGCAGTGGGGCGTTAATGATTATCATGTCTGTGATGGCCGTGAATTAGTTCACGGCTGGAAGGAAGGCTCTACTATTCAGTGGCATATTCACATGTACACTAATGGCCAAGAAGGTTCTAACAAGTATGTTAAATGGGAACTTATCTGGGGTATTGCGGGCATCAACGGAGTCTGGACTGATATGTCCACCATTACGACAGCGGACATACTGATTGCAGCCGGCACCGCAACCAAAACCCATAAAATCAGTGAACTCGGCACCGTGGCATTGACCGGTTATGGTATCGGGGCACATATTCACCCACGGTTGAAGCGAGTGACGGCCAGCGGTGCGGCTCCCGCCGCTGATCCATGGTGCGCGATGCTTCAGGCGCATATCGAATGCGATACTTTAGGCTCCAGTCAGATGACAGCAAAATGAAATACCTAATCCTGCTCTTGCTCTCAGCGTCCATCCAAGCCGCCGAAATCGAATCTGTCGAAGTCGGAACGAATACCATGCTGATTAGTGGTGAAGGACTGGGTAACGTCAAGCGGGCGACACTGGCGCGTAAACCCGTAGGTATCCTGCCAATATCTGACGCGCAGACGGTGATCTATTGCAAGTGCGAGCGCTGGCCCGTGGGTGCTCGAAGGTTGCGACTATTTGCGCCACTCTACAAGCTGCGCGTCGATGTCACCGTGACCGGACAGGAATCCGACAACCAACTGCCCGTCCTTCCGGATGAGCAGCCACAACCAGCAGGCTGATATGTGGGATTCGGCGGGTATTGCTGGCGCGTGTTTTCTGGCGGCAGCGTCGATCATCCTGTTCAAACTCATCATGCAGTGGCTTAGCGCATAAGCTTTCGATTCGAGTAAATAGATGGCCGCTATTCATGTATCTGATCTATCTGCAATAGAAATAAGTGCTGTCGTACAGCATCTTGAGAGTGGGCGACCGATTGAAAACCTAGCGGCGGATGTTGCTGAATGCATCAGCAAACACAGCGTTTATGACAGGATAAATGACTGGCAATCGATATTTGAAATTATGGTGAGTCAAGATATCGTCTGCGTTCGTGACGGAAATAAATGGGTGGCATCAGCTTGCACGGGCATTTGTCCTGGTGGTGACTTAATACATAAAGTTGGGCACTGGGCAGCGTCAGGCGATACAGCACAAATAGCAATCTTACGGGCGTATGTCATCGATAAGCTTGGATCAGTAGTCGAGTTGTAACGGACATGAGCGACATCAGGGTCGGCATCAAGATCACAGGCGATGGCGTCAGTGCCGAGCGGGCGATTGCCGGCGTTGACACCAAACTCAAGACGCTGGCTTCGTCCTCGCAGAAAGCCTCCCGGGATATCTCCGCCGGCTTCAACCTGATGCGCAATGCCCTGGCGGCGGCCGGGGCGGCTATTTCAGTGCGCGAGTTGACCCGCGTGGTCGATACCTATGCCGGCCTGCAAGCCAGGCTCCGGCTGGTGTCCGGTACGACCAATGAGTTGGCCACCGCCCAACGGGCGCTGTTTGCTATGTCGCAGCAAAACATGGCCAGCTTGGCGGATACCACACAGCTCTATACCAGACTGGCGTCGTCGATTCGGGAGATGGGGCGCTCGCAGTCTGATGCGCTATCACTCACTAACCTGATCGGGCAATCGCTGCGCATTTCCGGCGCCGATGCCGCGACCTCGGCGGCGGGTATTCAGCAATTCGGTCAGGCGCTGGCGTCCGGCGTGCTGCGTGGGGATGAATTTAACAGCGTGATGGAAAACGCCCCCCGGCTGGCCCGCGCGCTGGCCGATGGTTTGGGCGTGCCCATCAGTGCCCTGCGCAAAATGGCGGAACAGGGCGAGCTGACGGCGGATCGAGTGGTCAACGCGATCCTGTCACAGTCTGATGCCATCACCCGTGAATATGCCCGTATGCCGCAGACGATTAGCGGGGCACTGACGCAGATCGAGAATGCCTTGACCCGCTACATAGGGGAGACCGATCAAGCCAACGGCACCAGTCGGCAGTTCGCGGAAACGCTATCGCTGATCGCCAAGAATTTCGATCAAATTGTCGGGCCGCTCGCCAATACCGTGTCCTGGATTGCTAAGGTAGAAGTCGGGGGCTGGCTCGAATTTCAGGAGATCCTATCCAGTATCACCCGCACCCTCCGCGAAATGGTCGGGCTCCAGGGGCCAGGCGGACCGATCGACGCCGAGACGCGCCGGCTGGACGCCATGGGCCGGGGCGAACTATCCATCAAGCAAATTGCCGGACCCCCACGCGGGGCGCAGCAGGCGCAAGAGCGCTATTTTGACGGCATCCGCCGGGGCGCTGATGCCGCCGCCGCGGCGCTGCGGGGACTGAGCGAAGAGCAGCAGCGTGTCGCCAACCGCATAATCGAGGCCGCCAGGGCCGCGAAAGTGGACCCAGCCCTAGCCCTGGCCGTAGCTCGGACTGAAAGCCGTTTCAATCAAAACGCGCGATCCTCCGCCGGAGCCCTGGGCGTCATGCAACTGATGCCGGGGACCGCGCGCGGGTTGGGTGTGAATCCACGTGACGAACAGCAAAATGTCGAAGGCGGCATAAAATACCTCAAGCAACTATCGGCGGAATTCAAAACCCTGACCGAAGTCGCGGCGGCTTACAACGCCGGGCCGGGCAATGTCAGAAATGACCGCTGGCTGAATTTCCGCGAGACGCGGGATTACGTCCGGAAGGTCGCCGCCGCTTATCAGGATTTCCAAGCCCAGCTTGGGCAGACCGATGGCTTCAATACAGCCCGCGAGCAATTCGACTTGTTGCGCCAGTCCACCCAGCGCTACATCGCCGATCAGGATGCCAGAGTCAAAGCCGCGCAACGCGCCGCCGATGTCACCGTGTCGCAACTTGACGCGGAACGCGCTGGACTGGAACGCGAACGTGAATTCTTTGATAAAGCCCAGCAAGATAAAATCAAGGCCGCGCAGGGCAGCTTTGATGCGCAGATGACGCTCGAAGCGGAACGCGCGCGCGCCCTGGAGGATTACGCCGCCCGTGATCTTGCTCTGGTGCGCAAGCAGTACGACGCCCGACAAACCGCAACCGAAGCTGAGCGGGCGGCCTATCAGCAGCAACTCGGCAACCCGCAACTGAGCGATGAGCAACAGCGGCGCGCGCGTGAGCAATTGGCCGCAGTCAATGCCGATCTGGTCAAGCTCGCTAATGACCGCGCCGAGGCCGAAGCCAAGGCGGGCCAAGCCGCCCGTGAGGCCGCCGCCGGGGGCCTGGAACTCCAGCAAAAACAGCGCGATTTCATTGCCGGCATCAATGCCGACCTCGAATTTAAGAAGCAGCTTTATCAGCAACTCGCCGCCGCCAAAGCGGCCGGGGCCTCCAGTGAGGGCCTGGCCATCTTGCGCGGCACGGCGGAACAGACCCGGCAGCTCCCTGGCGTAGTCACTGCCGCTGAAATAGCCCGGCTGGAAAATGGCATCGCGCAGATCAAAATCTATGATCAATCCATCAGCGATCTAGCGCAGACGGAACAGGACCGCACGGACTCCGTGCGTGAGCAGCAGCTCCGGGAAAATGCGTATTGGGAGCAGATCATCAGCCGGTCGGAGCAGCTTGCGAATATCTGGCAGGAGATCAGCAATAAGCAGGTCAATGGCCTCGGCAAGATGACCATGGCATTGACGCACTACGGCAAGAATGTGGCGCAGATTAACACGTACTGGGAAGACGCCAAGAATCAAAAAGCCTGGGGCGAACTGGGCGAGATGAAGCAAGCGCTGGAACAAGCGGGCGCCGCCGCGACCATGCTGGCTGAATCCATGCTCGCGATTCGCGCCAATACCGAAGCGGGCAGCCAGGCCTATGCCAACCTGACCACCGCCGCGGAGAATTTCGCGGTCGTGGCGCAGTGGATCAACGTCCTGGACGGCATCGCCTCAATCCTCAAGCAGCTCAAGGAAGGTGACCCCTACACCGCCGCGATCCGCGCGGCGGCCACCGCCGCCATGGTGGCTAGTCTGGGGATTCAAACCGGCTTCGGTGGGGGCGGCAATACCAATGCCACAGCGAAGTACAACGACAACACCAATACAGGCGTCTTTGGCGATCCCTCCGCTAACTCTGAATCCATCCTCAACGCCCTCGAAATCCTGCGCGATAACAGTAGCAACGACCTCAACTATTCCGCCGCGATGCTCCGGGCGCTGGAGAACATCGAGGCGGCGATGGGCGGTGTGACCAATACGGTTATTCGTGGCGTGCAACCTGCTGCTTTAAGAACAGGCATTGTGATGACACATGGCGATATTGTGGACCCGGGCGGATTATCCAAGATGGACCCGATCCTGAGCTTCATGAATAAGCTGATGTTCAACATCAGTCGCCGGGTATCCGACTTTGGCCTGGCCGCGACCTCTCAAGCCCTCAGTGCCATATTGAAGCGTGGTTTCTTCGGCCAGGTGTATACCGATATCGAAACCACGACCAAAGTGCTTGGGATAACTGTATCCAAGTCGGTCAAATCGGTATTTCAGGATATGGACCCCGAGATTGCTAAGCAATTCAGCCTGGCATTCGGGGCGATTGCAGACGCGGTACGGGAAGGTGGTAAAGCCTTCGGCCTGACGGCGGAAGACTTCACCCAGCGGATGAAAGGATTCATCATCGACATGGGCAAGATCAGCACCAAGGACATGACCGGGGAAGAGCTGCAGACGAAGATCACCCAGATATTCTCGGAGCAAAGCGACCGTATCGCCCGCCGCTTCATGCCGGGACTGGGCAAGTATCAGCAGGTCGGCGAAGGCTATTTTGAAACCTTCGTGCGGGTGGCAGAAGGCATCAATCGGGCAGGTGGGGAACTGGAGCGGTTGGGCCTGAAGGCTATCAGTTACCGCAACATCGAGCGCAAACAGGCCGATATAGCGGCTGAGATCGTGCGAGAGACGCTGTTACAGCAAAACGGGCTCAATGCCGGGATGCGTGAATACATCGACGAACTGACCGGCAGTGCTGAAGAGATCGTTGATGCCTACAAGAAACTCTCCGAAGCCACCCGTGCGCTACGCACGGCGGGGCTGACCGAGGCCGGTCTGTCGCGGGCCATGGTCAACGCCGCCGGAGGCCTGGATGCATTTTTGTCCGGCATGGAGGACTTCAACTCCAACTTCCTGACCGACAGCGAGAGGCTGGTGGGGTCGTGGCGCAACATGGCGGATGAGTTCACCAAGCTCAACCTCAAAATGCCGACCACGAATGCCGAATTCCGGGCATTGGTTGAGGGTATCGACACCAGCACCGAGGCCGGACAAAAGCTGTTTGGCCGAGTCATCAGCCTATCCGGCGCCTTCGCGAATCTGTCTGAAGCGATGACCGCTTCACGTGAAACACTCCAGGCAGCGTATGACACGGCGAAGCAACAAGCGCAATCGCTGCGGGATTATCTCCAAACGCTCAAGACCGGCGACATGGCCACTGGAACGCCGCTCGAACGCTATCAGGCGGCCAAGGCGCTGTATGAATCGACGCTCGCGCGGGCGCAGGGTGGTGATCAGACTGCGATCGATGCGCTACAGGGCGTCAGCACGTCATTTCTGGAACTGTCGAAAAAGTATTTTGCCGCGTCTGGTCAATACGGCGCGGACCTGGCCAGTGTGCAGACGGGCCTTGGCGGTCTGGCGGATGCCATCGATCAGCAAGTTAAAGCCGCTGAAAATCAACAGACCTGGCTCAAGGCCAACACCGAGGCCCTGACTGGATTGGCCGCGGCGTTGAACGCCTATGAAAAGACGATGGCGACCATCAACGGGATCCAATCCAGCCAGACGGGCTTAGGAGTGGGCGATGCGAACGCCGGCAATGCCGATGCTGCCCGCCGGGCCGCGCGTGAAGCCGAGGCGCAAGCCTACGAATCGCGGTTGGCTGAAATGGTGCGTGACCTGCGGTATGCCCGCGAGCATGGGCAAGGCAAAAAGGCTGACGAGATCAAGGCCGAGATCGATGCCTATATCGCTGCCATTAATACCGACCCGGATGGCTATAACGCCGTCTGGACCAAAAACGGCTTTGATGTGCAGCTTCTGGCCAAGGGCGGCATGGCCGCACCCGGCTGGGCCATTGTCGGTGAACGGGGCCCGGAGATCGTCAACTTCAACCGACCCGCCCGCGTCTATACCGCGTCAGAAACTCGCGCCGCCATGGCTACGGCGCCGGAATTGCTGGACCGCCTTGAGAATGCCACCGCCGCCGGCATCAAGGTGGACCAGGCCGGCTACCAAGCAATGTTGGCCGAATTACGCGCGATCAGGGCGGAAATGGCGGAACAAACGCGTAATACCAAACTACAACGGTCCGCGGCTTAGGAATCATCATGGCTTACGTCAGTTTTATTGACTCATTCGACTATTACGAGACCGCCGATATCCTGAAGAAATGGGATGCGGTTAGCGGCACGGTGGCGATTGAGGCGACGGGTGGGCGCAGGAACTCGGGCTACCTGAAAATTACGCCAGCTTACTCGACGCGCGTGACCAAAATTGTTACGACGTCCGCTTATATCACGGTGGGTTGTGCGGTTAAATTGAGTGCATCCGATCTGGTTGCCGGGCGGCAGAATATCATTCTGTTTCTGGCCAACAGTGACACGCCACAACTGTTCCTGTCGATTTTGCCGGATTCAAAACTCCTGGAAGTGCGGCGGCATGCGGTCAATGGCACGTATCCAGACCGGAATGAATCCGTACTGCTGGGAACGTCCGCTACTGCCTTGACTATGGACACCTGGCAACACATTGAATTAGGGGTTTATCTTGCCAACTCCGGAAGTTTTGAGCTGCGCATCAATGGCAGTTCAGTGGCTGGAATACCTAGCACCAATGCAGACACCTACTACACGGGGACGTGCAACCGGGTTGGGTTGGGCACACCGACGGCGCAACTCTACGGCGAACTGTATTATGGAGTGGGGAATTTTGACGATTTCCGCGTGACCTATGGCGATGAATTGCTGCAACTGGGCGATCGGCGCATCGATTACCTGGCGCTGACCGCCAATGACACGCAACAGGATTTTACGGTATCGAGCGGCAACGCATGGGAGGCCCTCAACGGCAATGGCGAAAATATCCAAAGTGATACGCTCAACGACATCAGCCGTTTCGTGCTGGCTGATTTATCCCATGCGCCGCTTTCAATTGATACCGTGCAGCTCGTGGCTGAGGCGCAGAAATCCGACAGCGGGGACCGGGCGATTGCCCTGCTCGCCAAGTCTGATACCACCGAATCCGCCAGTGCGGACCTCTATTTGAGCCAAAGCGTTGCGACCAAGACTGCCGAATTTCAAACCGACCCGGATACCGAGGCCGCATGGACTGAGGGCGGGTTGAATGCGCTGATCGTCGGTGTAAAAGTCACCGTCTAAGCCGATGACCAACCCGGCGTCGATTACCCGGCTAGGGGTCGAAGCGCTCACCGAGGGCGATCCTTCAGCCGAATTGCAACGGCTCGGCGCGGAGGTGCAAAGCGCGGGCAATGCCGCCGCAGAACTGCAACGTCTCGGTGTGGAAGTCATGAGCCCCCAGACCCAAAACGCCGTTATCAAGCGCTTGGGCGTGGAGGTCATGAGTTCAGTGGTGACGCAACCGCAAGCCAGCCACGTGCTGACCTATTTGGCGGAGATCGAGTGCTATCATCCGGATGATGATGACCCCGTAAACCTTTTGTACTGGACCGAAGACTTCACGCAGTCAAAAGTATGGACGCCATGGTATGGCCCGGCGCCGGTCGTCCAAAGTAATGCCACTTTGGCTCCTGATGGCATATCAATGACAGCCGATAAAGTCTACGGGACACCCTATTGGGGACTCGCTCAAACCATCAATGCTCAGACCAATACTGATTATTCGGTATCGGTCTATGTGAAACTGGGCGACGGCGCGGAAGATGACCCTTACATGGGCATCGGGCTGTATGACCCGCTCGCGGAATCCTGGCTGGAATGGTTTGGCTATGGGGATGTGGGCTTTCCTTCGCTCAGCAGCAGCGCTTGGACACGGCTGGAACTGACGGGTCAGACCTTGGGTAACAGCCTGTTGCAAGTCGTTATGCCGGCGGCGGAATCCGGAAAATACCTGTATTTGTTCGGCGCTCAATGTCAGATGGGCAGCAGCGTGACCACGTATCGCCCGGTGGCGGATGCTCCCACTCGAACCTTGCGCTTTTCCAGCCTACCCTATACTTCCCAGATCGACGACACGCCCGCGCAAACGCACTATGAGTCAAGACTGCTGCAACCCGGCTTACTGCGGCGCGATCTCTATTCACCTGGACAGCCAGGCGGCCAGATCACCGTGGGCTATGGCCTGGTGGAAATCATCAACGCCGGCGACATGGACGATTACACGCAAGCCTCGTTTGATGGTCGGTCGTATGTGCTCAAGGTCGGACGACTAAATGATGCGCTGGCCGATTTTACGACCGTCTTGAAAACGACGATGGAGTCGGCGGACTTCACCAGCACACGCATGACCTTGAAGCTCCGTGACCGGTTGGCGGAACTGGATAAACCAGTGACGACAATCAAATATCGCGGAGACGATTCAGAGCTTGAAGGAGATTCAGACCTCAAAGACCGCTACAAGCCGCTCATTTTCGGCGATGTGAAATGGATCACGCCGGTTCTCACCAATGAAGCGAAAATGCTTTATCAGGTATCCAGCAACCCGATCGATACCACTGGCGTCGTGCTGTATGAAGGCGGGGCGCAAGTCACACGGGGCACGGATTACACCAGCCAGGCCGATATGAGCGCCAATGCCCCAACGTCCGGGCAATATCGCGTCTGGCCAGAGGGGGGATTCCTGCGGCTGGGTTTCACGCCCAATCTGCAAATCAGCGCGCGCATTTATGCCGACGATGACACGCGCAATGTGGGCGAGGCCTTCAAGCAGCTTGCCATCGCCGCTGGCTGGCCTGCCGCTGAGATCAATGCCGCCGATGTCACCGCGTTGGACGGCGCGGCGGGCGGCACCACGAATCTGTTTATGGAGAACGGCGGACAGGCGCTTGAGCTGATGAATCGCTTGGCGCAGGGGCGCGGCATCTGGTTCGGCCCTGACCGGCTTGGCATCCTGCGCATGGGCCTGTTGGCGGAACCTGCCGGAACGCCGGCACTCAACCTGACCGCGACCGACATCACCCGGCTGGAGCGGCAAAGCACAGCCACGCTGCCGGCGAAACAAATCACCCTGAAACGCGATAAGAATTGGACAGTCCACACCGAATTTGTCGAAGGCCTCAGCGCAGCGACACGGCAATGGCTTAGTAATGAATGGCGGCAAACCATCGCTATTGATACCACCAACACCATCGCCCGCAAGCTGGCACCCGTGCTGGAATTCGAATCACTGATCAATGCCAACGAGGCGGACACATCCGAGCAAGCCTATCGAATGCTCGCGCTGTATGCCGCGCCGCGCGATATCATCAACCTGACCGTGCGCGCCCGTGTAGCGGATACCCTGCTGTTGGACCTTAACGATCTGGTAGAAGTCACCTATCCGCGCTTCGGCATGGACACCGGCAAGCTATTCCGCATCATCGGCATCCAGGCTGACTATCGCATCGGACAACTCGAACTTACGCTTTGGGGCTAAAACATGCTGTTGTGCTATCCCAACCTGATCGATGACGCGACCCTGAGCAGTGCCACGGCCTGGGTATCGACCCTACCGCTGGCCAATCTCCAGGACCGCCGTTTGTCTGTCCGGGCCCGCACCGATAGCGTGACCGCCGCGGCGATCGACATCAATCTGGGCTCCGCGCAATCCGTTTGGGGGCTGGCGCTGTGTGGTCATAATCTGACGGTGGACGCTACCGTTCGGGTGCGCGGCTCCACCGTTTCAAATTTTGCGACCACGGCGTATGACTCCGGCATCGTGACGGCCTGGCCGGGCATCACTACCCAGACCGAAGCCGATGGCTTTGTTGGCTACTCGCCCGTATTCACCGGCGCCGAACTCGCGGAATGCCGCTATTGGCGCATCGATGTGGCAGACTCCCTGAATCCATCCGGATATCTCGAAGTGGGTCGCGTGTTCATCGGCGCCGGCTGGGTGCCACAAGACCCGCCGTCGTATGGGTGGTCAATCGGCTACGAGGATCCCACGATTGTTGAAGCCAGCCTGGGCGGGTCTGAGTATTTCGATGAGCGGCCCAAGTTTCGCGTTTTGCAGGCCGGCTTGAACTATCTGACGCCGGCGGAATACCAGGGCGATGCTATGGGCATGCTGCGGACGCTGGGCACGTCTGGCGAGCTGATGCTGATCTGGGACGAAGCCAACACGGATACCCATGTACGCGGCTCATTCCTCGGTCGACTGCGCACCTTGAGCGCGATCGAAAATCCAAACCCGCTCAAGCATGCCACGGCCCTGGAGATTCAGGAGATCATCGCTTGATGATTATGGGGTTACCCCGCTGGGGGGTGTGGCCGCGTCGATTTGCCGGCGGAGCCACTCGGACCCGCCCAGGGCCTGGAGCTTGGCGCGCTGTGCGGCGGTCAGGGTCAGGTTGACCCGGACGGCGGTTTGATCGGCGGCTGCGTCCAGGCGCGGGCGGCCTGGGCGGCGGGTGGGTTTGGTGGGTTTTTGTTTTACCATTTCGGTCCATCCTGTATCCGGGTCGATTTCAAATTTCAGCATTATTGCGTGGTCCAGGGTTCGAGGTAGGGGATGCGGTCCACGTGACGATAGCGGCCAGGCCAGCGGCCCTTGAGACCGCCACGGGTCCATGCCGTTATAACAAACCCGCCGCCTTGATCAGTGTCGGGTAGCAGCCGGTCACACTGCTCAGCCACCAGGTGCAAACAGAACGGCGCGTCTGAGTCATCCTCCCACATCAACTCCAGCGCTTCGCGGCCGCCTTGGTCGATCCAGGGGCCGCGCGAGACGATGACTTCGCGGGCGGGTTTCATGTCACGGAGCAGGGCTTTCTGGCTGTCGGGGATCAGCACCCGCCCAGCGCCGGCGTTCCAACTCAGGAACACATACCCGGCGCGGGCGTGGGCGCTGTCCCAATATTCGGTGGCCAGGATGGCTTGACTACGGTTTGAGATAATCATAAATCCGCGTAGCCTTCCGGTGGCAGACCTACGCCGCGCGCGAGCAGATCCATGTCGGCCTCGGCTTCCGCCCGATCCCGGTAGATGTAGCCATCGATACCGGGTCCTTTGATTTCATAAAAGGTCTCGGGTGCGCTGGGCTTTCCGGTCAACAGGTTGGGTTTGCGGGCGGTGAATTCTACGATTTTGAATTGAGCGTTCATCTTAGTCTCCGGGGTGTTCGTTTTTCTTGTCTGCTAATTTATACGCATAGAACTAATCTGTCAAGGTTTTATGCGTATTTTTTCACCATAATTTTTCCGCTAGATCGGAGCCGCGCAGGTTGGCATAACGCCGCAACATCCTGGGATCCCGGTGGCCGGTGATCAGGCTGATTTGGGTATCCGTTAATGTGGTCCGCTCGAACAGCCGGCACGTCGCCTCATGCCGCAAGTCATGGAAATGCAGCCTATGGCAGCCGGCCGCTTCGGCGATGCGGCGCCAGTGATACCCAAGGCGGAGCGTCGTCTTGCGCCGGTCGCCATCGAAGAAGGGGAACAGCAGCCCATCGCGCGAGACGTCCGCAAGCGCCGCGAGGGCGACACTAGACAATGGCACTTGCCGTTTGTCGCCGTTCTTCGTCTTGTCGAGAAAGATGGTGCGGCGGGGTAGGTCAACCTGGTGGGCCTCCAACGTGTAGAGTTCAGACAAGCGCATCGCAGTCTCCAGTGCCAACACAAACAGCCGGCGCCAGTCTGCATCATCACCGATCACGGCCAGAATGCGCGCCTCCTCGCCCGGTTCCAGGCGTCGATCCCGGGCGGTGTCGGTGACTGGTTCGCCATCGGCCGCGCCATAGGCGGCATAGTTGCGGGGCAAAAGGCGGGCGACATTGACCGCGAGCAGCTCGCGATGGACCGCCACATCGAGCGCCCTGGCCAGCGCGCCAACCCGCTTGCGAATACTGCCCGGGGTCAGCCGGGCCTGTTTCATCTCCGCCACCCACTCGCTGATAAGTCGGGGCTTCAACCCGTCAAGCGGCTGTCCGTGAAAACGCCTGACGATCATCGGCAACAACGGCCGATCAGACGCGGACGGGTGGCCGCTCGCTTCGTATTCCCCCAGCCAGCGACTGACGGACCATCCAGGCTTGGCCCACACCGGCGCCAATTCTTCAGGCACAATGCCGGCGGCCAGCTTCGCCTCCATTTCCCGCGCCCACGCCCGCGCTTCCAGTTCCGTGTCTGCGCTGGCATGCAAGGGCTTGGGCAAACCATGCCCGCGAATCGTGATCTCCCACGACCCGGATTTTCTTTGTCTGATGTGCGCCATATTGACCGTCGCTAGAGGGACAAACCGAGCCACTTAGGGCGGTCATTAACCGCTCGCGGGGCGATTTTCACCGATTTTCAGGCATAAAAAAAGCGATTTTTCCAATCGCTTTTTGTGTAAGTGCCTGATTTGTGGAGGCGCGTGGCGGAGTCGAACCGCCCTAGATGGATTTGCAAACCGTCTAGGGCCTTGCCCCGCGTGGCTTACGGAGGTTGACCGCTATTTTGACCGCTGGGGCCGAGTTTTTTCGGGCGCCCACGGGTGCGATTGGGCCTGGGCAGAGTGGCTATGATGGCGGCCTGTTCACGCCGGGCGCGCTGCTCTTCGGCTGCGCGGGCGCGGATGGTGTCGAGCAGGTCTTGCCGGACAAACAGCCAGTGCCCGCCAAGCTGGGTGCCTGGGATTTCCCCCGATCGCGCCAGGGCTTGAACGGTGGATTCGGAGACGTGGAGCAGTTCCGCCGCGCCGCGCGTGTCGAGAGTGTCGGTCATGCGGCGGGCTCCAGTTCAATCGAGGTCTGTCCGTCTTGTTCAGCCCTTAGCTGTTCGAGCGTGGTGAGCGCTTGCATGGCCTGGGTAATGCGCTCCATGCGCAGGGAGTCGTCCAGG